GCTATGACTTCTTCACAGATTTCTTTGAGACTCTGCGCGTCCTCTTGCGTGGCGCTTGGGCCGGACGCGATGACTCCAAGCGTTCGCCTTTTTTTACTTCTTTTGGAACGTTCGTAATCTTGACTTCGTAAGTCTCGGCAACGTCAATCCCCAACAGGTACTCGCCCGTTGCATCGTCCGTTTGGATGATCGTGCCGGGAGCAGGCATGTTGAACCCATGCCCAACAAAAGGTCGTTTTACTTTTAGCAGCATAATTGTTCAGCCCATTAAAAAGGGGCGAGCCGAAGCCCGCCCCATATCAGCGGAGTGCCGATTAGATGGTTGCTTTGATTGTGCCGCTGGTGCTGTAGCACACAAAGGCGCAACGCTCTTCGGCCCGTACCGTTGCCATATTCTTCTGGAAGTTGGTGCTGTCCTCGTAAGAAATTTCAACAGCAGCATCTTCGCGGTCGAAGATTTGGTAGGTGTTGGAGTCAAAGACCGTTGCCGTGCCTGCGCTCTGGCTATTAGAAACAACCACACGCATTCCCCACAGGGTCGCACCGATAGAAGAGCCAATCGGCATACCCACAATAAACTGGCCGTTGGAAGTCTCGCGCTTCAGTTCCAGGTCAGAGTAATCTTTGGGGTTCAGGACAACCACATCCGGCATGTAGTTGGCTTGTTCAGCCTGACGCTTCATGTCGCGGATGTATTCCAGGGAATCGTCGTAGATGTTCGGGCTGTCTGCCTGAGCATAAGCCGTTGCACCCGTGTTAATGCCCGTGATGTAGCCGGTCACACCGGTTCCGTTCAAGAACTGGTTTTCTTCGGTCAACTTCAGGCCGTACATCAAACGATTGTTGACGTATGAAGCCAGGAAGTCCGAATCGTCCAGCGCCTGCTTGGAAATCGGAATGAAGTGAGCAATCGTGACCACTTCCTCACTGTCTGACGTAAAGGTCAGTGCAGATTCCGGCTTGGTGACGTTCTCAGCCGCGACAATCGGGCTGGCCGAAGTGTTACGAACAACCGCCGCGTTATTGGTAAACGCATTTTCTTTCGGGAAGAAAACCACGTTGCTGGAAGTGCGTCCCTGCGGCAGTACGTCACGAATCCGCAGAACGCGGTTCGGCTCATGCCATACGCGGTTCAGGCGGTCGCCTGCAACCAGGGGCTGCGCCATGCCCAAAGACGGCGCGTTGACAATGGCGGTCTTGAACTCGACCCGCGCACCACCGCGCTTATGTTCCAGCATGTGCTTGAACTCTTCGGACTCAACCAGGAGTTCACCGGCTGACTTGGACTCTTCGGCAGCATCTTCAAACCGCGTGGCTTGCTTCTGCTCCATGTCGGCCAAACGGTCAGCCAACTCAACCGCCTTTTCAGACAGTTTGTCGATTGCGCCCTTCGTCTCAGCGGATGCGGACTTCGTTTCTTCGATTTCCTTGTTGGACTTCTCAATGAAGCCTTCAAGGGCTTGGTGCGTTTCAAGCATCTGCTTTTCAACGGCCTTGATGTCAAGGACTTCTTGTACCTGTTCGGTCATTTCAGACCCTCCTTGATGATGTTAAGAAATTCACGGTTACGGCTGGCAAGTGTTTTGATTTCACTATCAACCGCCGCCCTGATTTCGCACTGTCTCTGCTCTTGTTCCTCTGCGGAGTCACTCAGCAGGAGGGTTTTAAGCTGGCTCAAGTACGTTGTTGCCATTGACCGCGTAAAGACTCCGGAATCTCTCAGGAATCGCTCGCAGTCGCTCAAACTTTTTAAGTCGGAAATTTCCGACTTCCAGTATTCAACCTGTGCCTTTGGCTCGGCTGGGTTGCCGACAAAAGACACTTCAAAAAGATTAGCTTTAGTGATGGTTCGCCCGCTCTCAGTTTTCTCGAAACCATCCTTTTCAAGCGTGAAACCAATGGACAACCCCCGAATGGTTCCATGACGTAAAGAGGCGCGTAGGTCTTTGGCCCATGAATGGCCGCGAGTGAGATACCCGGTCAGCCTCAGACCGTGGTGATCCTCAAACGCCTTAACCCACATTCCGGGCGTGATCAGGCGGGAGTGTTCCAGGTGCATTCTCGGCAATGACTTCTCAATACTGCTCTGGAACGCACCGGCTTTAATGGTGTCGCCAACCAGGTCCACAGAATCAAAGACAGATCCGTAGCCCTCCACTTTCCACTCATCGTCGTCGAACTTAAATTCAACGTCATCAATGGGGAGTTGTTTAGTTTCCATTCATATCTCCCGCGCCCACGGCGCTCGGTAAGTCCTGCACAGGGGTTAGATTCACCTGTACGGTCAACTCGTCGCCACCTTCTACGGGCGGTAGGTTTTCTTTCTTTCGGATTTCGTTGCGGCTCATAATTCCGTTTTGAGCCATCTGGCTGTAGAAGGCAGCACGCGCACCACTGTCGGCCCGCAATAAACCCTCTACCTTGTGTTCTGCAAAGTACCTGCGCCGATCCGTTCTACTCAGTAATGCGTTACTAATCGTGGATTCCCACCGGGTCAGGTAGGGGCGCAGGGTGTAGGTCAGGAAACCGATGTTCTGTTGCTCAATCCCGGTTCCCCAGGAAGTATCTTTGGTGTGGTCGTTAATCATGTGTGACGGCACGCGAAAGAACCGCGCAATATCACCCAACTGGAACTGCCGTGACTCCAACATCTGCAAGTCGTCAGGCGGCAGACTTAACTGCTGGTAGCCGGTCCCGCCTTCAAGAACCCATAGGCTGTTTGAATCCAGGTTGGCATATATCGCTCGTAGCGCCTCACGCTGCTCTGGCGTCAGCACCCGGTCAACCGTCAGCACACCGGACGGCCTGGAGCCACTGGTGAACGACTTGGACGCATACTTATCCGCCGCTGCCGTAATACCCAGCGTCTCGCGGGCGTAGGCCAACGGACTCAGGCCAACAATGCCTTCAACACCAAACCCTTTCAGGTGCAGGATGGACTCTGCCGCGAAGATATGCCCACCCTTACTGGTCTGGTAGTGGTACGTCACCCCCCCGGCCTCACGCTTGGGCGTAACGTGTCCTGGGTGCAGCGGGGTTAGGGATGTCGGAATACCTTTACTGTCGCGTTCGATATGGGCGTAGCCGTTGCCCCACAGCGCAAGCTGCATGGTCATGGCTTCGCGGAACTCCAGTGGTGTCATCAGTGCATTGGGAGACACCAGCAACAATTCATTCAGGTAGTGGTCTGTTGCAACCTGACGCCCATCAGCGGTACGTTCGTAGATAGCCAATGGCAGACTGCCAACCGTCTCTGAAATCAGCCGCACGCATGACCAGACGGCGCTCAGGGCCATAGCGCGTTCGTCGGTCAGGACAACCCCAGCTTCCGTAGTCGTTGACGACTTGCCGGAACTCTGCGCTCCCTCTTCCGGGTTCGATAACCCACCATTCCCAAACCATCTGCCCCAGAAACTCATGCCTTGCGTCCTATTGGGTTGCTCAGGAACTCATCAAAGTCGCCAGCATCCTCTGCAGCGAGATAACGTCCCATTGCCATAATCAAAGCCACCACCCCGTCGATTTTCTGTTTTTGGTCATCTTTCTTCGCCTTCGTGGGGTAGATGTTCTCTTTCGCGTCCTGCTTGGTCACGACATTGCTTATCATCCAGTCCATGACCGGATTGTTGTGGTACAGACGCCGATCCAGCACCAACGCCTCGACCTCTTTCATCGGGTCAGACATGGTGCGTACCTGGTGCGGGAACTCACAGACCGGCATGCCTTCGGCCAGCATGCGCTGCATGAGATACTGTGCCTGCCACGGGTCAAAGGCGATTTCCTGCACATCCAGGGTGGTCGCCAACTCCCGTAACCGCTCCTCGATATAGCCGTAGTCCGTGGCATTCCCGGGAGTAAACGTGATCCAGTCAGACAGGTTGCGGTACTTCACGTTGTCCTCTGCCGCACCTTCCGGCGCGAAGAAGTCATAGAACGTAATGAAGTCGTTACCGTCTGGAATCAGGATCGAGATTGCTGCCAGGTCTTTCTTGCTTGCAAGGTCAACACCCAGCCAAGCCTTCTTACCCGCGTAATCCTCCAGCCGCATGTCGCGCTTCTGGCGCTGCCATGCCAACATATTCATCCACGCAACCGAAGCACCTACCCATAAACAGCAGTGCTTTGTCTTGTACGCGGTTTGGAGTGACGCGGATCGCCGCGCCTTGTCCCGCTGGGTTAGCAGGAACTCCCGCGAGACTGAAACGTCAAGATTCGGGTTCGCCTTAATCAGCGCCTCTTCAGAATCCCATTCGTCATCTTCGTCAGCGCAGTAAATGACTGTGAACAGCGTTTCATCGGTAACACTGCCCTCAAGAACCTTGATTGCGTCCTCGCGCTTGGCGTAACACGGCCCGGACAGGTTGAATCCCGCCGTGGTAATGATCGACGCCAGGGGTTGCTCACGCGAACCCATGCCGGTAATCATCGTTT